TTGGAAGAAGTCAAGGAACTTTCTGAATATGCTGGCATCCTTGGTGATGAAACCATTTTGATTGACATTGATGATCAGGAGCAAGCTGAACTGATGATGGATATTGTGGAAGCAAGTCAGCTTGACTGCAGAGTGTACCAAACCACCAGGGGGAAGCACTTCCTATTCAAGAACAGTGGTGTTGATAAGAATGGAACCCACAAGAACCTTGCTTGTGGGATCACTGCTGACATTAAGATGGGAAGTAGAAATTCCTATTCAGTTCTGAAGTTTGATGATAAAGAACGCTTCATTGAATGGGATGTTGAACCTGATGTGGAATATCAAGAACTTCCAAAGTGGATGTTTCCAGTGAACACAAATGTTGACTTCTTTGAAATGGAACCAGGTGATGGAAGAAATCAGGCTTTATTTAATTACATTCTGACACTTCAATCATCAGATTTCACAGTGGAAGAAGCAAGGGAAGCTATAAAGATTATAAATGATTATGTGTTAAAGGTTCCACTGAAGGAATCAGAACTTGAAGTTGTTCTTAGGGATGATGCTTTTAAGAAGCCAATCTTCTTTAAGGGTAACACGTTCCTGTTTGATAAGTTTGCAACTTACATCAAGAATAACAACCATATCAAACGCATCAACAACCAGCTGCACCTTTACAGGGATGGAATCTACATCAGTGGTTATTCAGACATTGAAGCGGAAATGATAAGGCATATCCCCCAACTGAACAGAGCAAAAAGAACAGAAGTAATGTCCTATCTTGATATTATGATTCGTGACAATACACCTGCAACTGATGCAAATTGGATTGCATTCAGGAATGGTCTGTTGAACATACATGATGACAGCTTTATCCCCTTTTCTCATGAACATATTATCACCAACAAAATTGACTGGGACTACAACCCAAATGCTTATGATGAACTAACTGATAAGACCATCAACAATATAGCTTGTCAGGATGAACAGATTAGAATGCTGCTTGAAGAAATGGTTGGATATTGTATGTTCAGGAGAAATGAACTTGGAAAGGCATTCATATTGACTGGTTCAGGAAGTAATGGAAAATCAACCTTACTGAACATGTTGAAGACAATGCTTGGAAGAAGAAATGTTTCAGCACTGGATTTGAAAAAATTAAATGATAGGTTCAGTACAGTCATGATATTTGGAAAGCTTGCAAACATCGGTGATGATATTTCAGAAGAATTCATCACTGATGCAGCAGACTTCAAGAAAATAGTTACTGGTGAAACCATAGATGCTGAACAAAAGGGTCAACCAAAGTTTGAATTTGAACCATATGTGAAGCTGCTGTTTTCAGCAAATAACATTCCAAGGATAGGAAAAGGAAGAGATTCAAATGCAATACTTAGAAGGTTGATAATAGTTCCCTTCAATGCAAAGTTCACTTCCAATGACCCTGACTATGTTCCATTTATAGGTGACATGTTGAAAAGTCAGGATGCTATTGAATACTTGATTCAGCTTGGACTTAAAGGATTGAAAAGGGTTCTTCTAACCAGGAACTTCACTGAATCTGAAAAGGTTCAAAAGGAACTTGAAGAATATGAAGAAAACAACAATCCAATCCTTGGATTCTTCAAAGAAACAGATAGAAATGAAATTGAAAATGAACCAACAAACCAGGTGTACAAGGCATACCAAGAATATTGTTTATCCAATAGCTTGCAACCTCTATCCAATGGTGAGTTTTCAAAGCAGGTCAAGAAATACTTTGATTTTGCAATTATGGATAAGAAGATAAACAATAAAAAATACAGAATATTTGTTCCAAGATAAGGAGTGAAAAAGATGAAGGATGATGGATGTGTTAGCTGCGGTGAATATGTTCCAGAAGGAAGACAGGTTTGTCCTAAGTGTGAAATTAACTGTAATGACTTAATGGATGGATTGGACAAGGTAAAAGTCCATCAAGAACTTTGCAAGATGTTGAACACAGTTTATGAAAAGAAGAATCATGATTATGGGGATTCTTTTGCAAAGTTAAGAAATGAACTTCCTTATGCGATATTGGTCAGGATATATGACAAATACAGCAGGTTGAAAACCCTTCTTCAAGGTAAAGGGCAGCTTGTAAAAGATGAAAGTATTGATGACACTTTGATGGATTTAGCGAACTACTGCATTATGGAATTACTTGAAAGGAAGGTGACCAAAAGTGAAAGCAAATGAATATCAAAAATTAGCATTAAGAACAGCAAACAGTAATAATTCAAATGACTTACTTATGAATGGAATCTTGGGTCTATGCGGTGAAACTGGTGAAGTATCTGACCATATAAAGAAGCACGTGTTCCAGGGCCATGAATTGAACAAGGATAAACTTGTCAATGAACTTGGTGATGTTTGTTGGTACATTGCAATCCTTGCAAAAAGTTTGAATGTAGACCTGGAAACAGTAATGGAAAAGAACGTTGAAAAGTTAAAGAAAAGATATCCTGATGGGTTCAAAGTAATGGATTCTATCAACAGAAAGGATGATGAACAGTGAAAGTAGTAAAAGGTACATCAACAGAAATTCCAATGTTGACTGATGATAAGTTTGACAAGATTGAACAGTTTGCTGAACTTGTTAAACCAGTGCAACAATGGATGCTGAAAAACTATTCACCCCATACAAAGATAATCATTGAATGTAATGGTGCAACAGTCACCACAGATGAAATGTTTGTCCCTTTGAAAGTCGGTGAATAACATGAGTAATAAAAATCCAAGGTTCAACAGTAGCGGTTGTGCTGACCCAACAGCTTATGAAGCATTAAAACCAATCATCAAGGAAGACGCTGCAATTGAAAAGAAATCCCATGAACTGATTAAGGTCATGAAAAACATTGCAGGTTGGGCAGGTTTTGAATTTATTGAAAGAATCCAGTTAAGACATAGAAAATCAGGAAAGGAGTTCAAATAATGCAGATACCAAAAGAAATCAAAATTGGTGGTAAAGTTTACAAAGTTGAACAGACCAATAAGCTTGATTTAGGAAGTCAAAATTATTCAGGTGAAATTGACTATGTGAACCTTATAATCAGAATATGTCCAAACGCAAGGGGTAAGATGGAAGCTGATTTTCTTCATGAAATGATTCATGGAATATATGAATTTCTTGGTTATTCAAATCATGATGAAAAGAAAATTGATGAATTAGCAAATGCATTATATATGGTGATTCAGGATAACCCTGAAATATTTGAAAAGGTTGGTGACGTAAATGAAACCAGTTAAAACAGAAACAAGCAATGTCACCTTCATTGGTGAAGGGTGTCAGGAATTACCTGGAACAAGATATTTGTGTGATGATGGGGTCACCCCTGGAATAGAAACAGTTTGGGAATTGGATGAAAAAGAAAAGCAGCAGGTGTTGGAATCAGGAAGGATTTATCTTTATATCATGGGAAGAACTGTTCAACCTTGCTTCCTGGCAACAGAATCAGCAGTGAGAATTGAAGAAGAAAAATGTGAATCTGATGAACAATAAGAAAAAAGTTTGTCCATTCAAGAAAAGAGTTAGGATGATTCCTGAACAAAGAATTTATCAAGATTATTTTGCTTGGTGTGATGGTGAAAATTGTATGGCTTTCAAAGATAATAAATGTTTAAGACTTGAAAAAAAGTGAAAGGAATGGTGAAACAGATGGAAGGTCAAATGATAACAATAAACAAAAGAATTGAAATGTTCCATAAGATGATGGGTGACCACATCAGTAAGGAATTTTATGAATGGCTGATTGAAAATGGTTTCTTCACTGCCCCTGCTTCAACAAAATATCATGGAGCATATGAAGGTGGACTGTTTGACCATTCAATGGCGGTAGCAGAAGCACTGGTTCAATTCACATATGATAACTGGTTGAAGTGGTCAGATGAAAGGTCACCTTTGATTGTTGGAATGTTCCATGACCTATGCAAGATTGATAAATATGAAAAGATTATTGATGTTGAAGGTGTCCAGTTCATGGGATTGGATGAACCAAAGGATGAAGAATCACACTTTGAATATAACAATCAGACCTTCATCCCTGGTCATGCTGATAAGTCGGTGATGATGTTGGCACAGCATATGCAACTTACAGAAGAAGAAATTCTTTGCATCAGGTATCACATGGGCAGCTATGAAACAAAGGAATGGAATTTCTATGATAGAGCAATTAAGAAGTATGAAAATGTATTGTGGACACATCATGCTGACATGTATGCATCAAAGGTAAAAGGAGTTTAACTACATGGAACAATATTTTTACTTTGCATTGTTCTTCCTGGCAGGATTTGTATTTGGAAATATTTTAATAATGAAAGCATTCCTAAAAATAAAGAAACAAAACAATTCTTTGAAAAACATTGTAATGATTTTGAAGAAGCCTAAGATTTCATCAAAGAAAGGTAGGATTATTGTTCAAGGTGAAGTTAAAAAATAAACTTGAAAGTTAAGTTTCAAAAACCTGTTCCCCATAACAATTAGCAGGAGCGGTTCAAGGTAGGTTCAAGGTGGTTCTTGATAAATGGGTTCACCTTGAACCCTTGAAACCCTATGATATAACTGGTGTTGTAGGTTGTCGGTTCAAGGGGTTCAAGGTACTAACAACTTATTAACATAAATTAAGAAATTATAATTCATTAAAATATTATATATATACCTTAAAAATAAAGAATATAGAGGTATTACCTTGAACCCTTGAACCGTAGTTCTGTAAACCTAGTCATAGTAAGGGATTGAAGCGGTGCAAGGTGAGGTTCAAGGTTCAAGGTAAAATGTGAGAAAGGAAGGTATTTTATGAAGAATGATACTAAAATCATAGAAAGTTATATTGATGAAGCTGTCAAAAGAACTGCTTCTGAATTGAAAAGACAAGGACTTTTGAAAGATAATCGACAATCACCATTTCAAAAAACAGAAACCTTGCTTTATAATTACAACAATTTCAAGGCTGCAATTGCTGACAAGTTTGAACAGATTAACACCATTAAGAGTGAAGGAATTCCAAAGAAGTCACCAAGCATCACATCCTTTTCAGGAAGTGCTACATATGAAGTGAAGTCTGATTCTGACAAGGCTGATGAAAAGATTGAATCCCTTGAATGCAGTATTCAGACCACAAGGAATTTCATCAAGGTGATTGATTCTGCAATTGATATGTTAAAGGATGACCCATACTTTGATGTTATCAGGATGAAGTATTTTGAAGGTAAGACCAGGGAAGACATTGCTGAACATTACCTGGTTGATGTATCTACTATCAGCAGGAATAAGAACAGACTTGTCAACATGCTTCAAATCAGACTGTTCAGTGATGAAGTGATTTATCAGATATTCAGTTGATGAATGAAATATTGGTAAATTATGCACATTCCATGCAATACTGACACCCTTGTGTGTACCCTTTATATATAGTAAACTTAGTATAGTTAATATTATAAATAAAATAGATATTTCCCAAAGAGAACTTTTGAGTTAACCTCCTGACTTGAAAGTTCTCTTTTTCGTATGTAAAAATTTAATAAGAAATCAGGTGTTGTATTCATGGCAAAACTAACTAAGAAACAAAAATCATTTGTTGACGAATATCTAATTGACCTGAATGCAACACAGGCTTCAATTAGGGCAGGATATTCTTCTAAGTGTGCAAAAGAAATAGGAGCGGAAAACCTCTCAAAACCTAACATTGCAGAAGCAGTTGCAAAGGCACTTGCTGAAAGGTCAAAGAGGACAGGAATCAACCAGGATAGAGTTGTTCAAGAACTGGCAAAGATTGCTTTCTTAAATCCAGTGGATGTCATCAATATGGATGCAGCTACTATCAGGGGTGATGCCAATAGAGAAGATACAGCTTGCATTTCCAGTGTGAAGTTCAAGATTATTCCAACAGAAGATGGTGACATCACTGAAAGAGAAGTCAAAACATATGACAAATTGAAAGCACTTGATTTGATAGGCAGACACCTGGGAATGTTCAATGACAAACTAAAACTTGAAGGTGTGATTCCTGTTGTCATCAAAGATGATATGGGTGAAGATGATGAAGAATAATATCAGGTTAGTAACACAATCATTGATGAACCAGTCAAAACAGGCACTTGAACAATATGATGCAATAAAATGTGGTGATGTCTATGATTAAACATGAAATATCATTGAAGAAAGTTGTCGGTAAAAAATACAATAAATTTTGGCATTTTAAAGGCAGATACAGAGTGGTCAAAGGTTCAAGAGCATCCAAGAAATCAAAGACCACTGCACTGAACTTCATTACAAGGATGATGGAATATCCTGATGCGAACCTTCTTGTTGTCAGAAAGACATTCAGAACCTTGAAGGATTCGTGCTTCACTGAACTAAAATGGGCAATCAGTAGACTGGGGGTTCAGGACTATTGGAAAATAACTGAATCACCTTTGGAAATGACCTATATTCCCACTGGTCAAACAATCTATTTCAGGGGTCTTGATGACCCATTGAAAGTCACATCCATCACAGTTGATATTGGTTCATTATGTTGGATGTGGATTGAAGAAGCTTATGAAATATTGAATGAAGCTGACTTTGACATCCTGGATGAATCTATTCGTGGTCAAGTGGTTGAAGGACTGTTCAAGCAAATAACATTAACCTTTAACCCTTGGAATGAACATCACTGGATAAAGAAGCGGTTCTTTGATGCTGAACCTGATGTTGATATCCTTGCAATGACCACCAATTACATGTGTAATGAATTCCTTGATGCTGCTGACAAGAAAGTATTTGAAACCATGAAGAAAAACAACCCAAGAAGATACAGAGTTGCAGGTCTTGGTGACTGGGGTATTGTTGAAGGTCTTGTCTTTGAGAACTGGGAAGAAAAAGCATTCAACCTGGATGACATCAAGAAGATTGCAGGTATTAAGTCAGGCTTTGGTCTTGACTTTGGATATACAAATGACCCTTCTGCACTATGGTGCGGAATGGTTGACCTGAAAGCAAAGGTCATATATGTGTTTGATGAAATGTACAAGAATGGAATGTCCAATGAAGCTATACACAATGAAGTCACTGAAATGGGTTATAGGAAAGAACGAATCAGAGCAGATTCAGCAGAACCCAAGTCCATTGACAGGCTTCGTGAACTTGGAATGTCCAATATCAAGGCAGCAAGAAAAGGAAAGGATTCAGTCAACAATGGTATTGACTACATTCAGGACTTCAAGATTATAGTCCATCCAAGGTGTGTCAACTTCCTGACTGAAATCAGCAATTACACTTGGGACAAAGACAAGTTTGGAAAGAAAACCAATAAACCAATTGATGACTTCAACCATATTCTTGATGCAATGAGATATGGAATGGAAGAATTCATCAAGGGCGAAACATTCAGTTTCAACTAAGATTAATATCTAGTTAGTAACAAAAAGTATATTGAATCCCCTATTTTGTGGGTTTTATACTTATGATGTCATAATTAAGAGTATGGAAGGTGGTGAATAAACGTGTTTGAATTTAGTGTAATGAATAGCATCAAGAAGATCATAACAACTGGTGCTAATACCAGGATGACACAAAAGGAATGTCTTGAAGCTGAAATTAGAAAGTGGAAGAAGTCCATTAAAAGAATCAACATGATCACTGGTGAAAAGTATTATTCAGGTGAACATGACATTCTATCCAGGCAAAGAACAGCTATTGGTAAGGATGGTGAACTTTATGTGGTGGAAAACCTTCCAAACAACAAGATCATTGATAATCAATATGGTAAGATGGTGGATCAAAAGAAAAACTATCTACTTGGGAAGCTGCTGACATTTGATACAGAAAATAAGAACTATGAAGCTGCATTGAAGCAGATCTTCAATAGGAAGTTCCACAGAACCTTGAAGAACTTGGGTGAAGATTCCTTAAATGGTGGCATTGGATGGTTACATCCTTACTACAATGAACAAGGTGAATTGAAGTTCAAGAAGTTTGAATCTTATGAAGTGCTTCCATTTTGGAAGGATGCTGAACATACAGAACTTGATTTTGCAGTCAGATTGTATGAAATTGAAGCCTATGAAGGTATCAAGGAAAAGACCATTGAAAAGGTTGAAATTTACAGTGTAAATGGAATTGAAAGATATGTATTGGAAAATGGAAAGTTGATCCTTGATATTGAAAACCCTTCAAGCACTTATATGACTGTTGAAAATGCTGAAGGGGTTATGGAAGGTTACAATTGGGAACGGATCCCTTTGATAGCTTTCAAGTATAATGCCAAGGAAATTCCACTGATCACCAGGGTGAAGTCATTGCAGGATGGAATTAATATAATGCTTTCTGACTTTGAAAACAACATGCAAGAAGATGCAAGGAACACAATCCTGGTTATTGAAAACTATGATGGTGCAAACCTGGCAGAGTTCAGACACAATCTTGCAACCTATGGTGCAGTTAAGGTTAAAAGCATTGATGGTGCCAAGGGTGGTGTTTCAACTCTAACTGTTGAAGTCAATGCTGACAATTACAAAGCTATTGTTGAGATCTTCAAGAAAGCCTTGATTGAGAATGCAAGGGGTTATGATGCCAAGGATGAAAGGATGTCAGGTACACCAAATCAGATGAACATTCAATCCATGTACAATGATATTGATTTGGATGCCAATGAAATGGAAACTGAATACCAGGCATCCTTTGAAGAACTGTTATGGTTCATAAACAGTCACCTTGCCAATACTGGACAGGGTGATTTTTCAAATGAAGAAGTTAATATTATATTCAACAGGGATATGATGATGAATGAAACAGAGATCATGGGGATGTTGACAGATGCTGGTGTTGAAATCAGTAATGAAACGTTACTTGGTCAAGTTCCTTTCATAAGTGATGTTGGGAAAGAACTAGAAAGATTGAAGGATCAGAAAGAAGAAGCTATTGATGATTATGCAAATGCTTTCAATCCAGTAAAGCCTTCAAGTAATGAAGAAGGTGATGATGATGTCAAAGAGTAAGAGTTATTGGCAAAGAAGAATGGAACTTATTGAAGAAGCACAGAACAATAAGGGTGAACAATATTTAAGGGATCTTGATATTCAATACAGGAATACCACTAAGAATATTGAAAAGGAACTTTCTGTATGGTACAGAAGGTTTGCTGCTAATAATGAAATCACCATGACTGAAGCAAGAAAGCTTCTGACAACTAAGGAATTGAAGGAATTCAAGTGGGATGTGAATGAATACATCAAATATGGGAAAGAAAATGCCCTGGATCAAAGATGGATGAAAGAACTTGAAAATGCTTCAGCAAGGGTTCATGTTTCTAGGCTTCAATCTTTAAAGGTTCAAATGGAACAACAGGTTGAAGTGCTTTATGGGAATCAATTAGATGATGTTGATGATCTGTTGCGTGGTATCTATAAAGATGGATATTATCACACAGCCTTTGAGATCCAAAAGGGTTTCAATATTGGTTGGGATCTTCATGTATTGAATGACAACCAGCTTAATAAGATCTTAAGTAAACCCTGGACAATGGATGGTAAGACATTCAGCAGTAGGATATGGACAAATAAGAAAGAATTAATTGCCAACCTACAAACACACTTAACACAGTCAGTCATTACAGGTAAAGCACCTGATCAAGTAATAAAAGATATTGCTAAGCTTATTGGTACACATGACACTAAACCAAGGGCAGCATTATATAAAGCAGGCAGGCTTGTAATGACTGAATCTGCTGCTTTTGCTTCAGCTGCACAGAAAGATGCTTTCAATGATCTTGATGTGGAACGCTTTGAAATCGTGGCAACCCTGGACAATAACACTTCTGAAGTGTGTAAAGGGTTGGACGGACATGTGTTTGACATGAAGGATTATGAGGTTGGTGTTACAGCACCACCATTTCATGCCTGGTGTAGAACGGTCACAGTCCCTTATTTTGATGATGAATTCAGCTTGGGTGAACGTGCTGCAAGGGGTGAGGATGGTGAAACTTATTATGTACCAAGTAATATAAAGTATAATGATTGGTATGAAAAGTTTGTGAAATAAGGTGGTGATCAAATATCTTCCCTGATCCTTGGGTTAATGGATCATTAAGGTGCTTCTAATGTGGAAGCACCTTTTTATATATCGTCATTTTGGTATTGATGGACGTAAACTATCAAGACAAATAACGTGGACTGAACCACGAAAAACAATGTATTTGAAAGGATGGATGAAAAAATGAAAAAAGAAGATTTCTTGAAACTTGGATTGACTGAAGAACAAGCTGAAAAAGCTGCACAAGCATCTGCTGAAGAACTGAAAGGGTTTATTCCCAAAGTAAGGTTTGATGAAGTAAATGATTCTAAGAAGCAACTTGAAGCTGACATCAAGACCAGGGATAAACAATTGAATGATCTGAAAGCAGTTGATGCTGAAGGTTTAAAAGCTGAAATTGAAAAGCTTCAGGGTGAAAACAAGACTGCAAAAGAAAAGTATGAAGCTGATCTGAAGAATATCCAAATTAACAATGCTGTTGAAAAAGCACTTACATCAGCAAAAGCAAAGAACATCACAGCAGTTAAAGCATTACTTGACTTGGAAAAGGCTGAACTTGATGGTGAATCAATTAAAGGTTTGGAAAGTCAATTGAAAAAGCTTCAAGAAAGTGAAGATTCAAAGTTCTTGTTTGATGTTGAAAACAAGAACACATTTAAGGGAACAAAGCCTGGTGAACGTAAAGACACAACACCTGGATCAGTAAGTAAAGAACAATTCAACAAGATGGGTTACAAAGAAAGAATAGAACTTTACAACTCAAATAAGGATCTATATGATTCCTTAACAAATCAAGAATAAGAAAGGATGGTAATTTAATATGCCACAAACAAAATTAAGTAATTTAATCAATCCTGAAGTTATGGCACAGATGATCAGTGCAAAACTTCCAAAGAAAATCAAGTTTTCAGCTATGGCGAAAATTGACAACACGCTTGCAGGTAGAGCAGGTAACACAATCACAGTTCCAAAGTTCGCTTACATTGGTGATGCAGAAGATGTTGCAGAAGGTGT